TGTCAAACCTAGCTGATGCAGTAGAAGGTACAAAGACTTTAGCTCAAGCGGCTGTAAGTGTTCTAAACGATTTAAAACGTAAACTAATAGAGGTAGCTATTCAACAAGCTGTGTCTGGTATTGGTGGCAAGATTGGTGGATTTTTAGGAAAAGTTTTTGGTGGTGGTAAAGCTGCTGGTGGGCCTGTAGCTGCAAATAAAAGTTTTGTTGTAGGTGAAAAAGGCCCAGAGATTTTAACAATGGGGTCTAGTCGTGGGTTTATTACACCAAACAATCAACTTGGAGGTAGTACAACTAATATTGTTAATGTTTCTGTTGATGCGTCTGGTAGTTCTGTGTCAGGTAACAATCAAGATGCACAGGCACTAGGTAATCTTATAGGGGCTGCCATACGTGCAGAACTTATTAAGGAAAAACGTGCAGGGGGTCTATTAAGTAGGTAATGGCAACTTTCCCATCAATCCAGCCAACATATTCTGGCTTTAGAAAATCAAGCTCACCAAAGGTAAGGACAACAGCTTTAGGTGATGGCTATCAGTTCAGAGCTTTATTTGGCCTTCCTTTAACTCAAGACCCTAAAGTATATGATCTTACTTTTGTGGTATCTGAAGAGCAGTCAGATATCATTGAAGCCTTTTTAAGAAGCAGGGTCAACGATCAGGCAAGTTTTGACTTCACCCCACCCGCAGAAGGGTTTACAAAAACAGGCACATATTCACAGTCGTCATCTACTACTGTGACAATAACTATTTCAAATCATGGCCTTGCTATCGGTGATGTCGTAACTATTGACTATACATCTGGATCTGCTGTTGATGGTTCTTTTGCTGTCGTTACAACGGCTGATGATAATACTTTCACTGTTACGGCTGCGGCAAGTGCCACAAACTCAGGAAATGTTTCTGTAACTTTATCTGGTGCTGGTAAATTTATCTGTAAATCTTGGTCAAAACAGATTCCATATAACAATAGAGCTATTATTACAACAACATTTGAGGAAGTATTTGAACCATAAATGGCAATCCCTACCGCAGAACTTCAATCTTTATCTAATAAATCAATAATAGAGTTGTATTCAATAACTCTTGTTTCAGCATTGCATGGTTCAACAAATGTAAGCCGCTTTCATTCTGGTGTGGGTATGAATAGCAACACCTCAATAATTTGGCAGGGCAACACATACGATAAGTTTCCAGTTACTGCTGAAGGGTTTGAATATACAGGCAAAGGAACACTGCCAAGACCAACTTTAACAGTCTCTAATATCCTTGGTACTATTACAACACTAATGGCAAGTGCAAACGCTACAACACCATTTAATGACTTACAGGGAGCCAAATTCATAAGACATAGGACAATGGCACAATTTTTAGACGCTGCAAACTTTCCATCAAATCAAAATCCCTTTGGAACACCATCAAGCACAACAGAATTACCACAAGAGATATATTTTATTGATAGAAAAGTTGTGGAGAATAGAGAAATAGTACAGTTTGAGTTGGCTAGTGTTTTGGATCTAAATAATATTCGCTGCCCTAAATTACAAGTGACTAGAAAAGATTTCCCCTCTGTTGGTACTTTTGTAAACGCATGAACTGGAAAGAACAAGCTGCTATACATGCTGATAAACAAGCTCCAAAGGAGTCTTGCGGACTGTTGGCTATTATCAAAGGTAAAGAAACTTATTGGCCTTGTGAAAACCTTTCAGAGTCACCAGATGAATTTTTTGTTATAGATCCAAATAATTGGGCAGACTGTGAAGATGAAGGAGAACTCATTGGAATAATTCATTCTCATGCTTATGGTTCTGCCTTACCATCTGAAGCGGATAAAGCATCTTGTGAGCATCTTGGTTTACCTTTTTATATCTATAGTGTTGAGCAAAAAAACTGGATAGATTTTAAGCCAAGTGGATATACATCTGGTTTATATGGTCGCACATGGATTTGGGGCAAACATGATTGTTGGAGTTTAGTTACAGATTATTTTTTAGACAAAAAACAAATAAATTTAAAATTTTGGCAAAGACCAAAAAGTATAAAAACTTTCTGTGAAAATCCATATTTTGAAAAAGTTTTAACTGGTTCTGGTTTCAAAGAAGTTTCCAAAGATAATATTATTAATGATGATGTTTTGTTAATGCAAGGCCCAGATCAAAAATTAAATCATGTTGCCTTATATATTGGCGATCAAACAATATTGCATCACAACATAAGACAGTTGAGTTGTAGAGAATTATATGATTTAAGATATATAGAAGCCACAAAAAAGGTTTATAGATATGAAGCTTAAAAAAATAAAAGTTTATGGCAGATTAAGAAAGTTTTTGGGACAGTCTTATTTTGAAGCGGCTGTTAATAGTCCAAAACAAGCATTTCATTTTTTAATTGCAAACTTTCCAGAGGTTGAAAATCATATGATGAATCAGTTTTATAAGATTAAAATGGGCGGTATGGATATTACAGAGGATTTATTAAATTTACAAAGTGATGAAGATATACAGATAATTCCTATTGCTATAGGTGCTAAAGGTGCTGCAATTGGTTTACTTGGAATTGGTGCTGGGTCTGCTGCTGCTGCGGCCACAACAGGATTTTTTGCTACTGCTGTGGGTGGTGCGATTGCAACAGGTTTAACAGCGATTGGAACTTCTATGCTTGTTAACGAAGCTACAAATCTTCTAATGCCACAACCAGAGATTCCTAGTGGTGTTATGGCTGATAGTTTTTCACAGAATGATCCAACATTTCAATCTTTTGGTTTTGGGTCGATTCAAAACGTATCTAGGGCTGGTGTTCCAATCCCAATTATTTATGGTGAGGTGTTTACTGGATCAGTTGTAATCAGTTCTGGAATTGATACTGTACAAGTGGAGGGTACGACTTAATGGTTTTTCCAATAGAACTATTTGAAGCTGTGGCTCTTATTAATGATCCAAACTTGCCAAATGACGCACTTCAATCAAAACAATTTCAAACGCTGATTGAATTATTAGGTTCAGGAGAGATAGAGGGGTTTCCAAGTGCTACAGGTAGCAAAGGCTCAACGGAATACAACACTTCGGCATTAAAAGATGTGTTTCTTAACGGAACTCAGGTCTTACAACAAGCGGCTGGTACAAGTCCAAGTGATGAAGATTTTAACTTTCAAAATATTACTTTTCAACCTAGATTTGGCACTTCAGATCAAACAGCGATTGCTGGTATATCTGAAACAGAATCAGAAACTAGCGTAGGTGTAACAGTAACACAATCAACACCAGTTTCAAGACAGATAACAGACACAAATATTGATGCTGTAAGAGTTACTCTTGGTTTTCCTACACTGCAAAAATTTGAAGATAATGGCGATATAAATGGTGCTGAAGTTGCTCTTACAATTCAAACAATAGAAAATGATGGCACAACAACAACTGTTATATCTGACACTGTAAAAGGAAGAACAGCAAGTACATATTTTAGGGATTATAGAATTAATCTTCCATCTGGCACTAGCTTCCCTGTCACTATTAGAGTAAATAGAACCACAGCAGACAGTACAGAAACTACTCTGCAAGATAGTTTTCAATGGTCATCTTTTACAGAAATTATTAACGAATCAAGAGCCTATGCAAATTTTGCTCATGTAGCTTTACGCTTCGATGCTGAAACTTTTCCAAATCAGCCAAAACGAATGTACAGGATTAGAGGAACAAAGATAAAAATTCCTCATAACGGAACTGTAAGGGCTGACGGATCTATAAGCTATAGCGGTACATTTAACGGTACTTTTAAAACAGATAAAGAATATTCAAGTGATCCAGCTTGGATTTTATATGACTTACTTACAACGTCAAAAGGTTTTGGAGATCATATTGCAGAATCATCATTAGATGTTTTTAGTTTTTTCTCTGCAAGTCAATATGCAAGTGAGCAAGTAGATGATGGGGCTGGTGGTAGGGAGGCCAGATTCTCAGCAAATGTAGTTTTAAATAGCCAACGTGCCGCATACGATACCATAAATAATCTTGCCTCTGTCATGAGAGCAATGCCATTTTATTCAGCAGGGGCAGTCAATATAAGCTGTGATAAACCTACAGATGCAAGTTATATCTACAATTTAAGCAATGTTTCTGAAGCTGGTTTTTCTTATTCAAGTGCAAGTAAAGACACAAAATACACTGTTGTTAATGTTTCCTATTTTGATAATGAGACTCAAGAGGTAGATTATGAGACTGTGGAAGATACAGCTTTACAGGCAAAATATGGCATAGTAACAAAAAATTTGAATGGCTTTGCCTGTACATCAAGAGGACAAGCTGCAAGACTTGGACGTTGGTTTTTATATACACAAAACAATGAAGCGGAAACAGTAACATTTACAGCATCATTAGAAAGCGGAACAATAGTTAGAGTTGGTACTGTAATTAATATCGCTGACCCTATGAGAGCAGGGGTAAGAAGAGGAGGACGTATTAAAACAGGTGTTTCTACAACACAGATTATTGTTGACGATGAAAACAATACAGATTTAGCATCTACAGATTCAGCAACTTTATCTGTAATTCTATCTGATGGCAGTTTAGAGACTAAGACAATAAGCAGCGTGTCAGGAGCAACTATCACTGTAGATTCTGCATTTAGTTCAGTGCCACAAGCAAACAGCGTTTGGGTTATAGAAAATACATCTGTTGAGCTTCAAACTTTTAGAGTTGTATCTGTTACAGAGCAAGAATTACTAAATTATCAAATAGTTGCTGTTGTTCATGATCCAAATAAATATGCTTTTGTAGAAGATGGCACAGCATTGCCAACAAGAACAATAACAACTTTGACTGCACTTAAAGATGCACCAAGCAGCTTGCAAGGAACAGAACAGATAGTGGTATTAAATAACAGGGCTGTAAGTAAATTATTTATTCAATGGCAACCTGTAAACGGTGTAACTGAATATATGGTGCAGTATAGATTTCAAAATGAAAACTTTATATCAGAGCGTGTTACAAGATCAGATTTTACAATTTTTGAAACTTTAAATGGTACTTATGAGGTAAGAGTTTTTAGTTATAACGCATTAGGTAAACCAAGCACAAATCCAGCAACAACAACATTCACCACTGTTGGTAAAACAGCCTTACCAGCAGATGTGCAGAATGTACAATTAGAACCTTTGTCAGATCAGTTTGTACGACTACGTTTTGACAAATCAACTGATGTTGATGTTATTCATGGTGGAAACGTAGTAATTCGTAGCTCTAACCTGACGACAGGAGCAACTTTCACAAATGCAGTAGACGTTTTGCCTCAACTTTCTGGAAATATTAGTGAGTCGATCGTGCCAAATATTGTAAATGGAACTTATTTGCTTGCTTTTAGGGATGACGGAGGGCGACTTAGTGCAAATGCCGCATCAATTAAAAATATAAATACACAACCTGATGTTTTTCCAAAACTTACAGTTTTAACAGATAGAGAAGATTTAGACAGCCCACCTTTTCAAGGAACAAAAGTAGATTGTTTTTTCTCTGATGAAGTTAATGGTCTTGTTCTTGGATCTCTTGAACTATTAGATGGGGTAACAGATTTTGATGCAATAGCTGATTTTGATTTCTTAGGGGCTGTTGATATTACAGGAGGTTCATATAGTTTTGCAAATACTTTAGATTTAGGAGGAAAGCAACCATTAAGGTTAAGAAGGCATTTTGTTACACAGGGTTTTTTACCAAATGATTTAATTGATAAAAGAACAGCAAATATAGATACATGGTCTGATTTTGATGGTGCAACGGCTTTTGATGTAAATGCAAAGTTATTAGTGGCGACAACTGATTCTGACCCTGATTTGTCTGTGTCAGCCACTTATGCAATCTCAGGTACAACAATTACAATCACAAAATCCTCACATGGATATAGCGTTGGTGGTTTTGTTACTGTGGACTTTACTTCTGGAACAGGTGTTGATGGCGATTATGAAATACAAACTGTGCCTGATGCAAACACATTTACACTAACTTCTGCAACGTCTTTAACTACAAGCGGAAACTGTACATATTCAGCAGAATTTTCACAATTTAACCCTTTTGTAAATGGAACGTATATTGCAAGAGGTTTTAAATTTAGATGCGATATGGATTCTGACGACCCTGCACAATCAATAGAAATAGATCAACTTGGATATACAGCAGAATTAGAAAGCAGAACAGAAACAAGTCTTGGTAATGCAGCAGCATCAAGTGGTGGATTTATTGCAAGCGGTACTTCTACAAAATCTATTAATTTTACAAATAGCTTTTTCACAGGTCAATCAGGAACAAGTGTAGCTGCTAACTCTGTTTTACCTTCAATAGGAATAACAATAGAAAATCAATCATCAGGGGATTTCTTTATTTTATCAAATATTTCTGCAACAGGTTTTGATATAGATATAAAAAATGGATCTAGTAATGTAAACAGAAACTTTAAATATGCAGCTACAGGCTTTGGGCGTGGTAGTTAATACTGGTTTAAGATATACTTAGATAAAATTTTGGATTAGGAAATGGCACAACACGATTATGTTATAGATAACTCAACAGGAGCAAATGTCAGGGCTGATATAAATAATGCTTTATTAGCAATTTCAAGTAATAATTCTGGATCGTCAGCACC